ACAACTGCTGCGCATTGCGGATATGCTATCTTATCAAGTGCGATCTGTTGCTCAGTCTTGTTTTGTTGTCTTTTTTCTTTATATATGCTGTAAATTTCTTTACGTTTTGATGTAATGCTATCAGTAGCATACACAACAACATCAGCTCTTGTTTTTCGCAATAAGAATTGAAGTTTTAGAAGAAATCCATATATTACAAAAGTAGGCAATTCATTATGTGATAATCTATGCTTTGCCAAACTGAATTTGACCGCATGTAAAACACCACTAACATCCAGTATTAATATTCTTCTTGACATCTCCCACCTTTAAAAAAGGGGTATCCCTTTTAAAGTATACCCCTTTGTCATTAAAATAAAACTAAATCATATAAGATTATTAATCATCGGAATTATCGTCATCGGAATCATCGTCATCCCAATCATTATCATCCCAATCTTCCGAATCCTCATCTTCGTCTGCATCTTCTTCGTCTGCATCTTCTTCAAATAAAGCTTCTACTACAGCAGTTCGAATTTCAGCAAGCTTCATACCTTTGATATCAATATCAAGTTCTTGTTCTTCAATCAATTCAACAAGTTCAGCTTTTTTCATTTTTTTGATATCATCTTCTGTGATATCATCTTCGTCCTCTTCCTCGTCCTCTTCCTCGTCCTCTTCTTCGTCCTTAGGAACACTTTTTGATTTTGAAGAAGTTTTCTCTTTTACAGGTTCTTCCTCTTCTTCCATCTCTTCTTCCTCTTCTTCAATATCAAGTTTTTCAAGAAGATCATCGAACTTTTCGATAAGCTTGTCTGATAGAAGATTGAACATCTCATCAGCTTTTTCCATGGCATCATCATCAAATTTAATGCTTTCTGTTAATGAAAATCCGAGTTTTGCTTTGCCGAAATCACTAGAAGTTCCAACAGTTACAGTCAATGTATTATTTGGCATAATTTCTTTTAATTCAGTTGAAGATTCAATTTTAGGTGCGACTTTAGTTTTAGTAGGACGTTTTCTGATTGGCATTTTAATTCTCCGTTTAGTATTTGCGCTTTCTTTTTGGTTTTAGATTTTCCATTACCGTGTCGTATGTTTTTTGACATAGTTGGAAAAGCTCCTCTTCTAAATCATTGGATTCTATATGCTTAATAATTTCATTCAATGATCTGTGTTTTGGATTGCCTTTAGCATCTGTTTTTTGAGGAATAAATCCTTTCGTGTTAATGCTTCCAGCAGTTCCTGTCCAATCACCTTCATCAATCATAAAATGAATGCATGATTTTATGTTGTCTACTCCGTAATCAAATAATACAGGAAAGTAGGCTTCTCCATGTCGCCCAGTAAGTTTGTTTTTTGTGATCTTAGCTTGAACGTTGGTAGAAACAACTCGTTTACCTTCTTTCTCTCTCTTTTGACAGGCAAGCCAAATTTCATGAAAAGCATAAAATTTTAAAGCTTTGCCACCAGATCTGACTTTAGGAGTAAATTTAGCTCCGAAACCAATATTATCTCTTGTTTGAGATATTATCATGAGTACAGAACCGCTATCTGATAATTCTTGTATTCGTTGAGAAAACATTTCAGATGCTTTTTTAGCTTTACCATCGCCATAACTTCCAGTAACAGCATTGCCTTTTTCCCTTGCTTTTCTATTATCTTCATCCTTCTCTAATGCTGCTTCAGAAGTTAATCCATCAAATGAATCTAATAAGTAAATGCATGGACGCTTATCACGTAAATTTCTAGCAAGATTATCATTGAATTCTTCTATTGTCTTGCTTCGAATATTTTCAATTCTATCTGCTAATTCTTTGTTGAATAGATATGCAATATCGAATTCATTTGCATCTTCAACATCATCATTGATAAATCGAAAATTATCAAATCGAGAATCTAAAGAACATTCAGCGAAAACAGTTAAAGCAAATAAGGTGTTGTGACTGATAAAACCATTACTCCAAAATAAATGAGTTTCAGGTATGTGAACATCATACACAACTGTCTTTTTTTCCCTACAGATAACACTCTCTATCATATCAAAGTGGTATCCAGACTTATCTATAAACTTGTACAAGGATAAATCAATAGGTAGTTTTTCAAATAGATGGATAAATTCCTTTATCATCTTTTTTGATCCATTTACTGTTGATGCAAATTTTATTCTGGGAAAATGACCATCATAGTTCTTACATCTACCATTAACAGACCATCCTAATTTTACTCTAAGTTTGTCAATATCCTCCTTCATCTTTTGGACTAAATTAGGAACTGAATCAAAGTCACTATTTCTGAACTCTGACTTATTTGATATAGAGTATTTGTTGCTTCCTATCTTCTCCTTATAAATATTGAGTTCATCACCATAGAAAGAAACAGACCAATAAATATGATCTTGAAAATTAACACCATCAAATGCTCCATTTTTAGATTGTAATGATGAGATTATCCCAAAATTGAGAAGCATTAAATGTACTTGTTTGGCCAATACTTCTGATGCAGTATTGTAAGTTATTTGTCTGTCATTACCCCAACTGTCACAATCTATCAAAGCCTGTAGAAATGATGCTTGAATAGATTTTGGAGATAGTAGAATACATTCAGGAACATACTTGATACGGGCAGTAAATTTCTCAGTATTCCCAAAAATCTCTAGCATTGTCTTCCATAAATGCTTGCTAGAAATTATCTTATCATCATTAAAATTTACATTTAATGATTCACATATCTTATTGATATCATCAACTACATACCTCTTTGTGTTGGATATGTGAATGCAGTTAGTAGAAAAGTTGCCATCAGCAACAATATAACCAAGTAATCTAGCAAATCCTTCATTTATTACTTCCGGAATATTTGCTATTTTAACATTTGTTCCTGTAACTTTAACATTTGGAATAGAAGGAAGAACATCAGGAAAGTTATTAGTTCCTCTTGCAATTATAGCACAGTCACCTAGACGAATATCTTTCAATTTTTTCATCTCGAAAGTAAATCCAGGTGTAAATATCATAATTGGATGATCTTCTGTTCCTTCTAGTGAATATCCGTGTTTTGTTCTCACCTCTATTGTTTTGGATACTTCTTCTTTCCAAAAATGAGAGGTTGTATCAGATATTCCTTTTGAGGTAGATAGTTCTTCAGAATAAGGAGTGATGCCAAAATTCTTATCACTTCCTATATCATCTATTTTCTCCATCCCTTTTGAGGTTAATATATATGCATTTTTGATGCACTTACCTGCGTGAGAATCCCCTATAAGATTGATCATTTTTCCTATCAAGAATGCTCCTTCAATATGTCCAGAACATTCAAGATTAAATGTAGTTGATCCTGTAGGAACAAGTCTACTTACATCGACTTTATTTGATTTTCTTAAAGGCTTTTCATCTGTAGTCTCCTCAAAGTCTTTAGTAATCTTTCTTATCTTTCTTATCTTTTCCATAATGCGTTACCGTCTTACTTTTCTTTTTACGGTGCGTTTTACAGTTCGTTTTCTCTTTGTAGGATCTTCTTCCTCATCTTCATCTTTTGAAGATCTTGTCTTTTTTCGTGAAGTTGTACGCTTTCTTGAAGATGATTCTTCCTCATCTTCATCTTTCCACATAGGCACATCATCGCCAGTAGAAGGAAATGGAATATCATCTTCATCATCTCCTACAAGAAGTTTCATCTTCTTTAAGGTACCTTTGAATTCTTTTTCAAGTTCTTCATAAGATGGATGCATATTTACAACTTGATCAAGAGAAAATGATTGATCAAGAATTCTATCAGGAATAGGATATTCGCGCTCAATAAATCTATGTCCTAGATATTGAGTATTTTCTTTTCCTGCTCCTTTACGTGTCCAAGCAAGTAATTTTCCTTTATCAGGATCTGAAAAGTTTTCATATCCCCCACCTCTTGGAAGTTTTGCAATCTCTTCTATTTTCTCTTCCATAAAGAAATGAGAAGCTTCAAAGATTTGAATTCCCTTCTTTTCTTCTTCACGAGTATCATGCACCCACATTAAATAGACTACTCTATGCTTTGCTGACAGTAACTGCCAATCTGATTTTTCAAGACGATTAGCTTTGATAAATTCACAGATAGGACAAGGAAGCCCAAAGTTCTCATAAGGACAAACATAAGGCTTATTCATTGTACCTACATTTGCATGAACAAAAATATCCAAAACATAATCAAGATCGCCCTCGGTGGTTATTGGATGATCATCATTACCAAACGGCATATCTGGTCCTGCTTCAAAAGGAATTATATCAACAAGATGTGATCCTTCTCTACATTTCCAGAAATCTATCCCTTCAGGTACAGCTTCTTTATTAAATATGGTGGGAAAACGCCCACCTGTTGTTTTGGTGCCGGTATTATGACGATCTTGCAAACGTCTACCACCCCTCTTTTTCTTCATACGATCCCTAAAACTCATATCAACTTCTCCTTTTTCTTTTTCTTACTCTTGTCTTGACGGTATTGCCTTCATTATTCAATGATTCTTTTTGTGCTTTATACCCTCCAGTTTTAATAGTTCTTGTTTTTCTTCTAGGTTCAGAATGAAAGCCTGAAATTCTCATAGAGACTAGATTTTCTAATGCCCTTTTTCTGTGATCGAAGGCTGTTTTTGCAGCGAGCATTATATTAGCTTCTCTTGAATCGTCTATTAGTTTTCTTTCTACTCTTTGATACGTTGGCGTGTTTAAGATAAATTCTTTTATTGCAGGTTCTGTAGGCTTTGCATCGAAATGTTTTTCCCAGTTCTTTTTAATATCAGAATATAATTTTGCATAGGTAAGATCTAATTTTGATTTTGACATATCTCTTGCATGAAGGGCATCGGCATGAGCCTCAGCATAATAGAGAAATAAAGATCCTTGTTCTATCCATTCGCCTTCTAAATCTTCTGGATCTATCTTTATATCTTTCTTATAATCCCTACTCATAGCTCGTATTCCTCAAGCTCTTCCTCTTCTACAAACCATCTTTCTACTTCTACGAAAACATCACCATAATCAGCAATTAAAGATTTTGAGATCCACACTCTGTTTTCTTCAAATCTAAAGAGTATTGCTTCTCCTGTTTGAGTTATTATTCCATCATGTGCTAATTCTAAAAATTCAGACATTACTCATTACCTCCAAATATGGCTTCATAACAAGCTGAAGTCAATCCAGCCACTCCATCATCAAAGAAGTTTTTTCTAAATGGCTGCATTGCAAAAAACACATCATCACCACCATTATTCAATAAAACTTTATTGAAATATCCTAAAATAGGTCTTCTTGCTGATTCTCCATCACCTTTATAATTATTTAACAGAGTTTTAATTTTTACCCATTTATTCTTAGAATTCATATTGTCATTTAGAAGAGTTCTGCAAATATCAATTATTTCAGATTCAGTAGCTCCGGCAGATTGTAATGTATGGATAGCCCTTTCTGGATCTTCCATATCAATGATCATATCGAGAAGTTTAAGAGCTTGTCCCGCTGATCCGTCTGAAAGTTCTAAAATCTTTTCTCTAATATTACTTGTTATATCTACTTTGCCTTCTTTTTTCAGTACAGTAGTTAAAAGATTATTAAGATCATTGTCTTTCAGAGGTTCAAGTTCATAGGTGTGACATCTTCTTTTAAATGTAGGTTTTAATACTTCTGGATTTGTTGTGCAGATTATCCAATGTACATATGCAGGGGGCTCTTCAAGTGATTTAAGTAAGGCCTCCTGTGCAGGTGTGGTCAAACAATGCGCCTCATCAAGAAGGAATACTTTACTTACTCCTGCAAGTGGAGAATATCGCATACTTTCAATTAAAGTTCTAATCCCTCCAATCCCTCGATCATCAGCAGCATTTAATTCTTTCCAATCAGCATCTGAACATTTAAGGGCTCTTTTCAGTATTCGCGCAAGAGTTGTTTTTCCTGTTCCTGGAGGACCTGAAAAAAGAAAAGCGTCAGGGGGCGATGGACGTCTTAAAACAAGTCTGAGTGATTCCAAGACATTTTTATTGCCCACAAATGTCTTAAAAGATTTTGGTCTATAATCATTCTGAAGACTCATATTATACCTTCTTTTCCTTTCTGTAATCAGTGCAGGTTTCTGCCTCACTTTGAGGAGCTTTGCATGTCATATTAAATTCTTTGCACCATTCAATATCCAGATTAGAGCAATCATTAACTGGTAAATTATTTTTAATCTGCCAGTTTAAAAGAATATTGCATATAAACCTGGATCGTGAAAGTCCAAGAAGATGTGCTTCTTCTTGCAAAGCTTCCTCTAATTGATCCGGTATAGTTATTGATATTGTTTTGCTCATCATTTTATTCCCCTATAAAAGTTAGTTCTGATACTATACTATGTGATAATTGAAATGTCAATATAAAGTCATTAAGAACTTAATATTTTCAAACAGTTCTCCATTTTCTATTGAATTTCTGTTGATCACTTAACTCCTTTTCAAATGCCAGGAATTTAACAACTATTGCAATGTATGTACCACAAGTTGTGCATTGAATTCTGCCAGCTTTTGATTCTTCGTGTATTTCTGCCACGAGTATTAGAGGAGCTTCTTCAAGTGAATATTCACTTTCAATACATTCACCTTTATAAGTAGTTATCGGAATAAAAGAATCACACGAAGGACATTCAATGTATACCGTATCAAAAGACATTTAATCACCCATTAAAGTATCTTGTTCAGCCCAGTATTTCTCTATTGCATCAAGAATTTTATCTCTGGCAGTTTTTGTTAATTGAGTTAATTGATACTCTGATATTCTCCCATCAGATTCAGCTATAAAATCTGTCATCTGTTCCCACATTTGTTCATAGTACCATCCATTAGAGAAAAATACCTCCCTAACACTTAAACAATTATCACAATATTTGTGATGAAAAATCTTTGATCCGTATTTAAGTATCTCTCGTCTATAGTGTTCACCCCTTTGAATAATTCGATTACATTCATTACAAGAATGAAGCTTAATAGCTTTCGGTGTTAATGCATCGATCTGAATACACATATCACCGTCAATATCAACATCAACTGTGTGGTGACAGTTCATAATTAAATCCTATTATTTTAATATCCAATATGTGTCTTTGCAGTAATCACCATTAGTATCAAGTCCATGAACTGAGACAAGTCCTCTTCTTACTAATGATTTTAATGAATGAGTTTCACTGGATGATGTACCTTTCCAAGTAATCTTTCCATCTTTCAGTTTTTCTATCATACGCTTTTGTAGATCGGATAAGGGTTTTGCTAATGAAGCCATTTTATTCACCTTTTTAAGATTTGTCTAAACGAATTTCAGAGTGCTTTGTAGTAAATTGTTCAGGATATCGCCATTTGAGCTTATCGATATTTTCTTGCATTATATCCTCAAGATCCCATTCCTCAGATCTAATTATACACATGATATACCACATAAGATCACCAATTTCTTCTCTTATGTTTTCTTTATCCGCATCTCTTCCATAGAACATTGCTTTTTTCGCAGCATCAAGAAGTTCTCCAGCTTCTGTGGATATTCCAACAATACCGTGCAATGTGGATATGTTTAGATTCCCCACATCAAAATTAGGTGATTCTGTTCTGGCAGATAAATCTTGATATGTTTTAAGATCCATTGTATCTCCTTAAATTAAAAAACTTCTTATTCACATGATTAGATTATCGATATAAATTTTGCACTTCCTCAATAGAATATTCTTTCATCTCTGCAAAATTTCCCCCTTCCTCTTTAGACTTAGATACTTCTATTTCTATTTCCATAGGAACAATAAACCATTTAAACTTATCAACTAGCGAGGTAACTATTTTATTTATTCCTGTTGTATAGAATCCAAGTTCGTCTGTAGGAATATCAGCTAAAACAGAATCATGAATTTGTCCTATTAATTTTGTTTTCAGTTTATTTTTTCGTATAAACTTTTGAACTTCAATAAGCGTGTATACGAGCAGATGAAAACTTGTGCCTTGAATGGGAAAGTTGGTACATTGCTTTTTATCCATGTATCCTACAAATCTAAATCCAAAGAACGTTTCTATGTATCCGTATTTCTGGTAAAAAGAAACAATGTCTTTCTTCCATTGTGTGTAATCAGGAAATCTCTCATTCCACATTTTGTATTCAATTTCTTTACAGTGTTCAAGAAACGATCCCGGGCTTGGACCTTGTTTTGTCATTGTGCCAAGTTCGTAGATTCCCATATTATCAAGATGTTGCTTTACTGTAATACCGTTTGGCAATTTAAGTCCAGCATTTACAACATCATCCCATAAATTAGGTCCACATGATCCGAACCAATCTCCGTAGAATTGTGCAAATGTCCAGTCATTCTTTGCAAAAAATCTGATCATCTTTGCAAGCTTCTTTTGTTCATCTGTATAGGAAGAATCATTAAGCATTCCACTCGGCAACATCCAAAGATCTGAAGCTATATCACGATGCATATCAGTTGAAGGATCAACTAGGTAAGTATAAAAGTTTTTGTCCTTATGATAACAATTCTTCAGTATAACTCCTGCTGAAACAGCATAATTATGTATACCTTCAACATTTATATTGTATACATCTTCATACCCATAAAATTCAACAGACACAACTTTATGATTGTACTCATCTTTATATTCCTGTATAGACATATCATGAGAATTCAATAGATGTGTATTTGTACCCTTTTTAAAAGATTTACCGAATATTTTACAAACTTCATTTTCTTTACTCTTCCAATATTCTTTTTTATTGTCAGATAATTTTTGTCTATGACTTTCAGTAAATTCACAGACAGTCATTCGCAAAGACATTGCTTTCTTCTGAGCATCAGTTTGTTTTACTGCTCGTTGAGGGCAGGGAATGCCTTTTATAGCTTTACTAATTTTTGCTTTGTGTTCATCAGAGTGAGGTCCAGTAACTTTTCCTTTATGATGAAGACTTGTATGGTCTTCTCTATTCATAGCTTCTAAATTAGATAGTTTGTTACTAAACCCTTTTTTATGATGTACTACTCTACTACAGTGACTTCCACCAACATCTTCTTTAAGCACATCTATACCTATAAGAGTATGCTCACCTATTGATTTTCTATTATTAAGATTAACATAAATATAATTGCCTTTTTTCTTTTTATAGAAAGGCATTAGACTCATTCCAGGTTGTAGATTACGAAGCTCTACATATTTCCCTTCAGCTTTACTCCCGTAACGAATCATAAATTTATGATTCGGCGTTGCTTTGATTACTTTTCCATTATCAAGAGTTACTTTCCAAACTTCTTTTTTTCTCCCTGTAATTCCACCATCTGTAACAGGTGCTATTTTTATTCTCTTCTCTTTAAGATCGTATCCATAAACATATACTTTTTCCTTTTTTATTTTTTTGATTATTTGAAGTATAGTTTTTGATCCTTCAATAGTTTCAATTTCGGTGTCCCCGGTTACGCATACACTCGTTATTACCTCGGCACCGGAAAAGTCACATTCACAAATAACACAATTAGGAGAAGGTACAATTCCTTTTCTGATTAAATTTCCTACTTCAGGGTCACGTTTGGGCAGATTCTGAAAATTAGGCATACTCGAACTTGACCTATAGGAGACTGGTATATGCAGATCAAAAAATGGATGCATTTTACCGTTTACAGCTTCTCTTGCAAATTGTCCTAAATATGTCCCTTTAGCTTTTTCAAGACGTTTCATTTCTTGTAACTTATCAACAAATGGTAAATTGAGAGTTAAAAGAGTATCTTTATCTGTCTTGTAGTTTTTATTAGATGCATCAGTATAAATGGGACTTTTGCCTAGAACTTCATAGAATAGTTTGCCAAGATCCTGATTTGATGTGAGAGAAATAGTTCTTCCAAATATCTCTTTGAATTTGCGCGCCTCTCGTCCAGCAGTGAGATATTCTTTTAACTCTTCTATTCTTTTTGAAAGTTCAATTTTTGTTCTTTTGTAATAAGTCATATCAACATTAATGCCATTATGTTGTATTGTACTCATTACATGCAGTCCTTTCATAAAGAACCCATAAGCCCTTGAGAGTCCTTTCATTCCTGCAAGTTTTGCTTTTTGATCTTCATAACGCATCCATCCAAATATACAGTCAAGTCCATTATAGATTAAAAGCTCTTTAAATGGTGCTTGCTCAACCGTATTAAATTCTCCATTTTTTGATTTTAAATAAGGAGAAATAATTTTATCATAAGGACGTACACCGTAATTTACATAAGTTTGAAATTTTAATCCCGTAGATTTAGATCGATTATCGATGATGTGTTCAGACATCATAGGATCCCATAACCATCCCATAGGTCTTGCGTCAGCTCTAACCCTTGACCAGGCATCTTCGAATTTATAATTATGGGCTAGTTTCTTAATTCCTTTGTCAAGAAGAATAGTTTTCCACAATTCGCGTATGTCTTCAAATTCACTTAGAGTCCAAAATGATTTATAAGCATATGGAAATGCCCAAGCTTTTGTAGAAGATATTGCAATACCTATTGATACGATTTTATGTCCAGGATGATAAGGTTTAAGTCCTGTAGTCTCGTAATCAAACATGATCGCTTGTTTTTGCTGTATAATGCGCTCTAAAATGCGTTTTACGCTTTGAAAGTCTTTGAGTATAGTAACATACTGTTCATAGTCTTTTTGTTCTGTATACTGCAAATTTAGAGTAGCAACAGCTCTTTTTATGTCACGCTTGAAAGTACTTTTCAGATTATAATCGAATTCATTTTTTATTACTTGAACAGGATTGAATGTAGGAACTATCCAACACTTATATTTTGAATCTGGAATTCTATAAGCTCTCCATCTATTTACTGAACGATCAGAAAATTCATCTCCAAGAAGTGATTCAATTGCAATAGAACCTAAAAGAATAATTAATTTAGGCTTCAATGTAAGTATTGTTTTCTCTACCATGGGATTGCAATACTTTATATTCTTCTTTGTAGGTACTCCTGTTTCAGGTCTGCAATTAACAGCATTTATTTTCCAACAATCTCTTGAGATTGATACATTTGATTCTCTAAGCTCTTCCTTGAGAACTTCTCCTGATTCACCTACAAATTGTACTCCATATTCATCTTCTGTCGAAGTAGGAAATTCTCCGATTATTAAGATTTTCTTTTTGCCTTCTCCAGAAACTGTCATTTTAGGAGATTGACAGTTTTTATATAATCCACAGGAAACGCAATCTGCTTCCATTTGTGAAGGATCGACCCTGATCGTAGTATTTTTTGCCAATTCTCCTGCTGAGAAAAATCCCATTATTTAACACCCCATTGCTGTTATTATTGTGATTTTACTTGTTTTCACTACAATTTTATCTTTCGATACTCCTAAATTTGTATTTGTGTCAGTCAGTACCTTTAATGTTTTACTGTCAATTGAAAATGATAATTCTCCATCATAATCAATGTCCATAGAAGAGCTTATTGACCCGGAACTCACAATATTTTTAACGTATAACTTTCTATTTTTTACATCAAATTTCAATGTATTATCGTATATATCCCCTCCTTCAAAAAGTTTTTCTGATACATCAGCAATCTTTCCTAATACCTCCATATCCATTTCTATAAATCTATCGCATTTAACATTCAAAATATCAGAAAAATCAGGGTATTCCCCACTTACTGTTGGCAATGACACAATGACTCCTTCAGAATTTTTAAATAATACGTAGTTTTTTATACTTTTAAAATGTGTAGGATTAATTGCTAATGCGCCGATCAATGATTGCTTATTTAAAAGACAATCACAAAATTTTCCATCAAATTTTACTACTGACACTGATATATTGTTTGATGTCGTAATTTGATTATCTTTGAAATTGAAGCAGGTGAGTGTTCCGTGAACTGCATTTTCAGATACAGTTTTTGAACATATATTTATAGAACTTTCAAATTCATTTGGAATATCAATCCAATCTTCTTTTTCTGAAAGTGTTTTTAATCGCTTAAATACCGAAAATAATGATGTATCTGTTTCTGTATACGGTAATTTTATTTTAATTTTACCATAATTTATTTCTAATTCTTTTTCTTTAAACACGCAATCCGAATCACTGAGAACATTTAATGTACCCTTTAAGGATTTTGTATCTACAGAACATTTTGTTTTTGTCCTGTAAGGAAAATAAGAAACAAGTGATTGATATGAAGCCCACACTCCATTGTTCCCTATAAATACAGAATGATTAATAGGCGTTCCTGAATATACTGAACTAAACATTGACATTATTTCTGGTAGATTCATACAATCCTCTATTATTTTTTGACAATTATTACGTATTCATGTTGTTTAGGCAATATACGTGTTTTTACAATCCATCTAACAAATGCTTTATTAGGAGTATTTTTTAGATCAACAATATAAATGTTAAATGGATCAAATCCTGATTTGATAAGAACATTGTAAGTATCTATATGATAGGGGTAAAATTTCCCATTTTTTCTGAAGTCATTAATAAACCAACAACAAAAAGATCCCGGTTTTAATACCCTATAATTCTCATTTGCACATAATTGAAGACCGGAAAGAAATTCTTCGTATGTTTTACCTATTCCGAGTTGTTCAGGTTCGGGACCATAATTCTCTATATCCCAATATGGTGGACTTGTGATTGTAAAATCATAAGAATTAGATTTTAGTTGAGGTAGATCTGTTGAAGAACCTTCAATCAGCTCTATTGATTGTTCTGTTTTTAAAAGAGTTCTTTGCTTCCTCTCAAGTAAAAAATTTCTTATTTTTCTATTTCCTTCCATAAATTCTTTGCATATGTCAACTCCTGTGTAATTATGTCCTAAAGAGAAACATAATTCCATTCTTGAATTGTGTCCTGCAAATGGATCATAAACAGAACAATTATCAGGAGCGTACAATCCAATAATTATTCTGCCTACATTCATTGGAAATGTTGAAAGATAATTTTTTCTATCCCTTGCAACAAACCCTGTTTTTGAAAAAGAAGATAAAGACCCATCACTGAATTTTTCTTTATTCTTATGTTGACTTTCTGCGTATCCTCCTCCTCTTTGCATTCTGGATAAATCAGTATGCTTTATTTTCATATCATAACGTAAAATAGAACAGACATCTTTTCCATACTTTTGTACAAACTCATCTCTAAATTCTCTTGAGACTCGTAAATTTTTTGGTGAAATGGTCGTGTCAAAACCTGCTTCTAGCGCATCCTGCGATATAAGTCCCTTCAGTTTATTGGAAGTATTCTTTATTTTCATAAGCATTACCTAAAAAGAAGTGGGTAAATTATTTACTCACTTCTTTATATGATTTATATTAAAAATCAATTACTTAGATTTTTTTGCGGATGTTTTTGCTGCGGATGTTTTTGGAGCTGCTTTTGCTTTTGCAGATGTGGTACTTGGTTTTGCATCTGACCCTATAACATAAAAGACACCATCATCAGTTTTTGCAAAAACATCAGTTTTTCTTTTAAATAACTCATAATAGGTATTGCCCATTTCTTTCTTAATTTCACCCATTTTCATTGCTTTTGTTGAAAGAAGTTCTGCAAGTTTGCTATTATTCGAACCCACTATAAATCCGAATTCATCTTTTTCTTTTGTAGATGTTTTTGGAGCTGCTTTTGCTTTTGTATCTGCTTTTGCTTTTGTATCTGCTTTTGCTTTTTTCTTGGGTGTGGCTTTTGACTCAGCTTTTACTTTTCCCTGTACTTCAGTTTCGTCCTCATCTTCATTTGTATCAACGATGTATTTATTATAAACATTGATTGCTGAATCTGGAAGATTCTCAACATTATCATTTTCGATGTAATCAAGAACTTTATTGGTGAAGTCCCTGACGATATCATCTTTTTTCGCACCTACCATTTTTATTGTGGGCTCACCTGCTTTTTTCAAAACAGCATTTAGAGCTTTAACAGCTTCTTTAAATTCTTGTGCGTCCATTTTCTTTGCCATTGTTCTGCCCTCCCGAGCTTAGTTAGTTAGCTGTTTGAGCAATACGCTCAAATTGTTATTAAGAACTTATTAAGTTATACATAAAAAGTCAATAAAAATAACTTAAAAAAGTGAATATTATTGAAAATAATATAAACCCTTGTGATTATAAATGGTTATAGATTAATTTGTTATTCATCTTCCTCTTCTTCCATTAAAGCTGCCCACTCTTCGTCATCCATTTCCTCTTCATCATCGATTTCTTCTTCTTCTGGAGTTTCATCTTTACTAGGAATATATTTTCTTTCCAGTCCTTTTTCATTTCCAAATCTGAAAGGATAAAGAGCGCAAGTGTAAGCGGTGCATTTTACAACTTCTCCTGATTGCCATCCACTGCAATCCATACAGTGCATTCGAATAGCTTTTGCTTTCGTTATAACTCTTGTCTCTGTCCCTTCTTTTATAATATAGGTATGTTTGATCGACATTTTAAAATCCTGTTTTGAGTTTAAAAAGTTTGATGGATAAGAATAGAATAGTTTTACCCGCCCAATTTTTAGCGTCTTCTAATTTATTAATTTTCTTTTGATACTTGGACATTTTCATATCAATATATTTTAGAGAGTATTCCGCAGCCTGTATTCTCTGCTCAATCTCTGAAATCTGCTCCTCATGCGAAGTCATTTTTAATTCTCCTAACGAATAGATTTACTTACAGACTTTGATACTTTCAAGAACATCTATAACAGATTTGAAGTGCATTGTTATTCATGCTATTTCTATATTGAATTATACGCTGTATGTGCTGTTAATTTGATATTTGCAGTATAACGCTTACGCTGATATGTACAACATAAAAATATCAAAAAACGATCTTTATAAGCTTAATTTTTATAATAACTATCTAAGTAAGCTTGACCAGCTTTCAAGTCTTGTAAAACTGTACACATTTTTCCTGGAATGTAATGCTGTGATCGAGCTTCAGTTATTCCGTACTTAATTATTCCTAATTCTTTTTCTTCAGCAGTTTGATTTATTCCTACCATAAGATTAACATGTTGATTCTTTCCATAATAACCACCTTGATGAGTTGAATCAAGTAATTCTGCTTTATGTCCCTCTTTGTTTGCTTGAGTAGCAGTTATGACAAGAGCGTTAAATTCGCCTGCCATTCTAGCAAGTAATTTCCATGCTTCATCAACCTTTCGATAATCTTCAAATGACGTTTTTGAACTAATGTCCAAGATATCAATGTAATCAATAATAAAAATGTCGGGTATAAATCCATCTTTTTGATTTAATATCTCTAAATCGCGCATCATCTTATCGTATGTTAGAGTGTATTTTTTATGAACTGATAATCTCCCATATTTATTTAAAATTTCACCAATACCATTCCCTCTTCTTGCTCCTTCAACTTCTTTACGAATTGTGAAGATATCATCCTGTTTTCTGAATATCAAATCTTGATATACTGTCATCTCATAATCATGACGCCCGCCTCTCATGCATTTAGTACAGACTTTGTGAGAAGGATCTTCGATGAATTCATCACCGTCAAGAATAATAACTCCAGATTCCCTATCAGTACAATCTCCTGTTTGATTCTTTTTACAATCAAATACAGGAAAAGGATATGTCCCTTCTTCATCAACCATAGGAATAAACGATTTCATGATTCGAGGAACAATTTCTGTTTTAGTCATTTCAATTGACCAAAACAATGTTTTCTTTCTACTAAGAATTCCATGCTTATAACAATCTACAAGTGACCAGGATTTTCCTCTTTTTGCAGGAGCGTAATAACCAATGACATCTCCTCTTTTATAACTTCCTAGATATCTACCAAGATCTCCAGGGAGATTAAAAAAGTTTTTATCGTCTTCATCTCTTTGTTTGTAAATTTCTGTTAAGGTATCTATATCACCAAGATTTAGAATTACTCCAGAATCAATATCTAATGAAACTTTTGTGAAACGCTCTATTTCTTTTTCAGCCTCATCATAATCACCTTTTTCTTTCAGAACAGAAACATTGTTTACAACAATCTCCAATTCTCTTTTTCTAAAATAATCAAGAGCTGAATCCCTAAGAAAGTCAACATTTATTGAACCTTCATCGTATTGCTCAGATAACATCTTGAGCAAATCGCCTATAAGTTCTGAATCTGATTCTTTCAGATTATGTGATTCTGATTCATAAATATCACCTATATGTTTAAATGGAGCTTTTTCGTGTTCTTCATAAAATGCAATGCACCATTCAGATACTGTCCTAAGATATGAATTGGTAAAATAGTCAAGCTGAAGAACTGATTTTATTTCATCTATGAATTTTGTAGATGTTATTAATCCTGTAGCAATTCGTTTTTCTTCTGTCACTGATACTGATCTTTCAGTAATCATCGATAAGCGCTCCTTGCCTTATTTTTCTTTTCAATCGTATTTCTTTTAAGCATGATTTCTAAGAATTCATCCCGAAATGTATCTCCTGCAATATATTCAAGTTTCCATGTGTAATCATTCTTTTTCTCCTTAACATAACGAACAAAAACATTCAACATGCTCTTATGTAGGGAAATACATGCACCATCAGAAACTTTGTATTTTTCATCAATAATTTCTAAATATTTTGAAGCCTTAATAAAAACTTTAGAGGAAACAGAAACTCCATTCATCACAGTTCCTATTTTATTTTTCAATTTTTCTGATATTTCTGTTGGAACAGAATCTTTGATATGCAGAAAGCAATTAACGAGGGGAGAATGATCTGGTGCAGTTGTTTTATATTTTTTGCCGAAATAACGCAGAACAATAAATTGGTCAAAATAAATATTATCAATCTTTTTATTTAAAACTTTTACGTAATAGTCAATGCTGGATTTTATTTCTTCAACAGTCCATTTCTTAAATCGTAAATCTTGATCTGAAACAAGTTTTATATAAGGATTAGCTCCGTCAATCAATAATTCATAAATCATGTTTTGGATCTTGATCATTCCTTGTGCTTCAAGACTTTGATGAACTTTCCCATCAGAATAATACCAATGTTCAAGAACTTCTTCGATCTGTTGTTCAAGATCCTTTTGTTTAGGATTCTCTTGTTCAAGATCTTCTTGTTTAGGATTCTCTTGTTTAGGATTCTCTTGATCAAGATCCTTTTGTTCAAGATCTTCTTGTTTAGGATTCTCTTGATCAACAGCATTGTTCCCGTCTTCACGCAAACTCTGTTTGCGCTTTTCTTTAGAAAAGCTTTTTCTTTTTTGTATTACTCTTTCTGTATTACTATCTTTGCTATTTTCGCAATGTCCCTCTTGCGGATCTGCAAGGGGTCTATTTAAAGAATTAAATACGTTGCTTTCATATCTAATTTTCATTCTTCTTTCAATAACTTGCTTGCCTTTAGTTATGTCCCAAATTTCAAGAATTCCTCTTTTTTGCAGGTCGGAAATTATATGGGATATTCTTGTTGGAGATAGTCCAAAAAATTCAGCAAAATGTCGGTTATTGGCGTAACAATAACCTTTGTCATTCTTTGTTAGGGAGTCTATTTCAACAATCATTACTTTTTCTTGGAGAGATAATTCTGTTGATAGCCAAATTTCTTTAGAAATCCATATACCTTTAAAATCTCTTGATAATGTCATTTATATCTCCAGTAATGATTATTGCCTATTTCTAATGAATTTTGAACGTAAAAAGCCCTCGGAGATGACTTTGACCTTGACCAGGAAAATCGAGTACACAAATCAAAAACTCGTTAGTGCTTGGCGAACACTAATAAAATCTCGGTCAAAGCCATCTCGGAGGGCTTTTTTATTTTTATAGATTTATGTGTGTTCTCCTTTTTATTAGTAAGCTCCACAATGCCATTTGTTTCTTCGCTATAACTAATATGAACGTGATTCTAAACGATATAATACTACTTGTCAACAAAAATTTATACGCTTATTTCATTGACTTTGTACACATTCCTGCGTAGTTAGGATGCTTTTACCCTGTCTATATCTTCTTGCGAAAGTTTATCTGGATCTATGCCATCAGGCAAGTCAAACACTCGCACATCACAGAAAGGAGCCATATCATTTCCTAATCTTTCCGCTGCTCTCCTTCCTGCATCATCACCATCAAAAAGTATTTTTAATACAGAAAATTTTGACAGTAATTTTTTCTGTTCTGGAGTTAACTTTGTTCCAAATGTGGGAACACTTCCATCACCTACTCTGAAATGATCAAACAGACCTTCAACCACAATAATTGTGTTTCCGTCAGTATTCTCTATTCCAAATAGATGATGCTTAACAGAAATAATTGATTCTTCATCTTTTAGATGTTTATATCGCAAATTAGTTTCATCTGAAATATCAACGGATGTGAATGTAATTAGTCTGTAATTTTTAAGAACGGGAACAATGATTCTGTTTCTCCATTTACCTATAGGACCACAAAAATGTAGATTATATTTATCAGAGAGATATTTCCAATCATATCCCCTACTTTGCAGATATCCTGCATGATAAGGTGTTATTTTTCTTGACGCTTCTTTAGGAAGTTCAACATGAGTAATGCTATTACTTACTTTCTCTTCAAAGGATCTTAATTCTCTTGGAATAGAATCTCCAAGAATCTGAATTGCTTTGCTGAAAGATTGAAGTTGTTCAGCCAGATATTTTATGACTGTTCCAGTTGTACCACATTTGAAACAGGATATCGTTTTCTGAACAATATTGATTCCCAAATGGTTCGAATCATCCCCACAAAAAGGGCAGGATACTCCTATCCAGCCTTCTGAAACATTTTTTCCTGATTCTGTGTAGTAAATATGCAAGTCATCAAGAACACTTCGTATATCAACATTGTCAATTTGAAGCTTTCCTTTTTTTCTCTCTTTTCTTCTTTGTCGCATGACATTTTAATCCTCACACTCTTTGCATTCAATGCATGATCTAGGATATCCAGGACTCACTTCATGTTCTGGAGCTGTTTTAAGATCTCCATCATAAACAATTTCACCGCAAATTATACACAATGTACCATCTAAAACACTCTCCACTATTTTCGCCCCTATTATAGATCCTCTCCCTGCTATTCTGCCACATCCTTCACATGGATGAGTGACATGATTAAGACAGCCAGTATGATGACATGGTTCTCCATCTTTTAATATTTTCATAACTTTAGAATCTTTATAGGGAATAGCTGATGTCTCCAAGATACCTTCAGAAATATGGTTATGTAAACATTCTTCCCAATCACCAGTGCCTTTAGCATTAGTAGTTCCAGCTTCAAGATTTTTATTTAAGGTTCTTTCTATTTTAGAATCAGTTCCTTTTTCACATTGAAACCCATTAGCGCCACAAGTAAGATAAATACAACATTCGTGCCCTTGTCCAAGTCTACATGATTTTTTCTGATCATCTATCTTCATAATTGCTCCTTATAACCTCTTTTAGGCTTAAACCGAATGAATGCTTCTCCGTCAATACATATCCATATTCTGTCATCTTCTGCAATTTGAATCCCAAAATCGCAGTCAAGTTTAGATTTTTGACTAGATTCGATTGTGAGCATTCCTCGAAGATGTGTCTCTGGTTGGTCCGTAAGCACTGTAAGTTTTTTCATTTTATTCATCTCCTTCTGGAAGTTTCCAATGTTCCCACTCTTCGCATCGTTCATTTGTTCCTGTTGACCAAGCTGATTTTCCTTCTGAAAAAGTTATCATGCGTCCGTTTGATGCCCATTCTTTGAAATGACACCTATGCTTAATGTATCCACTACTATGTCCAACTAACACATGATCATTTTCCTTTAGATCAGGTAATTTATCTTGCACAACTCCGTCAATCACCTGTCTAAGTGATTCTGTCCAATCATCGCCTAGATCAAGTCTGTTGAAAACTTCTTTATCTAAAATTACGCTATTCGTGTTTCTCGCATTATTGGGATGCCCCAAAAATAAACACAAATGGAAGGCTTTTCTGCATAAAACTCCTGTTGCCCATTTTTGTCTTGCACCACCCATCCATTAAGATCTGACTTGATTTCTAGTTTTTGTTTCATTGTCCATCCTCTACTGTTGAGGCATCATAAATTATACTAGATAACTTGATCCCTTTTAAATTAAACTGATTATCGCAATAAATACATCTTAATCTATCTCCTGATCTCCAAGATTTATAACTCTTACTAAATTTTTTACACTTAGGACAACTCCAATCAGATGTTTTCCCATTATTTATTATTATAATCTCTAAAGATTCATTTAGCATAATGAGTTTTCTCCCAAAGACTACTGTTCAAAAATGTGAAAGACTAAAGCCCCTTTATTCATTTGAATAGTTCCCACATACTCACCAGATTTTTCAAGTATAATCTGTCCTGTGCCATAGACATTAAATGTTCTACTTTCTTTTTTATTTTCTGGATCAACAAGCATCCATATACAAGGCAAATTATCCTGTACTTGAACACAAAGTGTTTTAGCTCCAATAGGAACTTGTAAAGTTGTTACAGGTTTTAGTTCATATTTCCAAATTGTTTTCATCACATCTCTTTTCACAGTGCATATGGATTATTTTATCTTCGACGTTAGTGGAAATATTTACATATCCTTTTTCAGCAAGTCGATTCAGAACAGCTCCAACTCTGGAATTATTTACCAGTGTTTTTCTATGTATACGTAAATATTTTTGTAGACTAATATCAATTGGACTAATAGTTATTTTGAATTTCATCTTATATCCTTTTTACAAGTAGATTATCCCCATTGACTCTTGTAAATTTTATTTCTTGCAAATCCAGAGTATCTTAGCACCTTTACATTCTCGTCTCGAAAATCATATACTCTTGGCACTTTTCCTTCTTCTGGACGCAAAATACGGCCGACTATCTGAATCAATCTGCCACTAAATTTTATTGGTGTTACAAGAAACAACGCAGAGAGATTTGGAGAATCAAATCCTTCAGCAATAAGAGATAAAGTAGAGATTAAAACAGGACATTTACCTGATCGTACATCTTCAATGATCTCTTTTCTATCTTTTGCATTTACTTTGCCTGATAATGTATGCGCTTTTATATTCATTTTTTTCAATCTATGTGCTATTTCTTCGCAATGTGATACTCTATCAGACACAACTAATATGTTCTGCTTATTCTGCTTTAAATCGTCGCTTATAGTGTCACAAATGAACGAATTTCGCGCTTCATTCTTTGTCAAGTCACTTATAATTGACGCATAAGAAACTCCTTGCTCGTCTCCGAATCCTCTGCCGTATTTATAGCTTGTTTTCACAAGAATGATTTGTGGTTTAAGAACTGCTCCCACATCTTCAAGCATTTCTCTATCCACTTTATGTGTATTAGGACCTATATGTACAAATATAGCTTTTCCTAATCCATCATTTCTATAGACAGTTGCAGATAATCCTAGAAAATATTTAGCTGAAAATTCTGTTAACGTTTCAGTCCATGTACTAGCCGGGGCCCTATGACATTCGTCAATAATGATATGTCCAAATCTGTTAGACAATTCATCGATTTTGTTTTTAACAGTATTGATTATTCCTACAGTAATATCTTTGATGACGAATTTTCCATCGCCAATAAGACCACATTCATAATCAAGAAACTTTTTAATTGCTTCTTGCCATTGATACAGTAATTCTTTTGTATGACAAATAATTAAAGTAGGTTGTTTTCGCATTGCAATTATGCCAATTGCAGTTACTGTTTTTCCTGATCCTGTAGCAGCTTCCAAAACACCTATTGGATATCTTCTGACAACATCTCCCACAGCAATTTTTTGATAGTCTCTTAATTCACCTTTGAATTGAAAATTTATAGGTGGTAAGAGCAATGTCCTATCGTCTATTTTTACTTTATAGTTATGTTGTTTTAACCATCTCTTCATTACCCAGATATATCCACGGGGTGTCCATATTATATCCTTCTCTCTTGACACAGCAAAGAAATATAATTTTGCAGGAACATCAGATCCTACCCATACACCATGTCTTACAGCGGATAGATATTCAGGATTATCAAATGTAAGTTCTGAATAAAGTTTCTTCTTTGCTTTTTGAGGGAGATTACGAAAAGTAACTCCTTTGCCTATTCTTATGTGTACTGTTTTACCATTCAGGGCCATCATAGTAGTCCTCATTTACAGGTGGATGATTCTGATCTTGTAACCTTCCATTAAGATGCAGATCATCTAAAATAATCCAGTTTTCATTACTTTCTGGATCGCCAGAGGTACCTTTTGATTTATCAGGTGGCCATATCAAATTTATAATTCCATATAAAATAACGTCTATAATAAACATAACAGTATCCTTATTAGGGCAGCCGACCTACTAACTGCCCTATTTAAATTATTTCCAAGTCCATCGTAAAATAGAATCAAGAGTAATTCTCCACTTATCTATCATTGAATCAGGAACTACTTTTCTAAGAGGTACAATCTGTACTTTCACAATCTCAGGAAATCTACTTGCCATATTTTTTCTTTTGAGATAATCAAGAACTGTCTTCGGAGAAATCTCACTGTATTTTTCAGTTTCAGCAATAACAAGTTCATCTCCTGAGCCATTAGTATAAGTTCCCTTAGCAGTTAATCCTAATTCTGCCTTAATTTTACCAAGTCGCTCATCAAGAATCTTTTGTTCCTTTCTGATTCTACATCCTTCTGCCAACAACAATGCTTTTTTACCTTTCAATATTTCTGACATTTTATTTCCTCTTCTACGAGATAATTAGAAAGTTTCTAGGCTCGTTTCCTACGTGAAACTTTCTTTTTTGGCTTTTCTTGTTCAATGTCGAATGATCCGGGTTGTACTTCCTCAATGTGATTTGCGAGTATCATTTGAATATATGAAGAAAGTGAACGACAGTCCTTTTCTGCAAGAACTGATAATTTTTCTTTCATTTTTTGTGGATAACTAAAACTTAATCTTGTAGCAGGCATTTTTATTCTCCTTTTGTGTTGAATTTATACAGTATAAATTAAAACATTTTTATATAAAAGTCAACACAAAATAATTTAATCTATTATTTACTAGGATTTGGAGATTTTGTGATGGACACGAAATCCCGAACAACCTTATTTCTTTCAATTACAGGAATAAGTCTGAATGACTTCCTAAGTATTGACGTTTGCATTTGTACAGATTGTTCAGTTCTTTCTAATTTCTGACCTATTATATAATTCGACATTTGATCCATTTTCATTTCAGCAAGTCGAATTATATCTGTTTCACTCCACGGCTTTCCATGATTATCAGGAAGCAATGTCTTTTCTTGTTCCAGAATTTGTGTAAGTTTTGCAACACTTCCCACAATTCTGTTACTTCTAATTTCAACGACTCCTTCTTTTGCCATGTATCTGATAATATCAGCGGTGAAACTGGTACTAATATTTCTCATCCCTGTTACTTCTTCTACTTTTTTGATTGATATGTCTCCTTTGTATCTCACAACAAGGTCAATGACACACCGAACAATTGAATCAACTGCTCGTTGAATCTTTGGATGAAAACTATCTACTTTACTTGGCAAAAGTCTGAGATGTGTACTTTCTACGACCATTTCATTTCTCCTTAGCAAATGAGTTTATGTAATACTTCTATCAACAATTCTTTATGAAACGTTGAAATACAGGTTTTTCGCTCTTCTGATTCCTGAGAAATATCATTTAGCATTTCAGCTAAAGTCCCCATTTTGACTTTCTCTATCGAGTATTCCTTTTTTCCTTCTTTGAATTTAATTCTTGGGCTTTTTTCTCCAGGCTTTGTTATGATCTTTCCAGATCTATCTTTATATCCTATTTTCCCTATTCTTTGAAGCTTGCTGGTTTTTGATTTTATATCTCCCAAAGTAGTATTGTATTTCTTTGCCAGATCAGCAGCCGAGTATTTCTCCGAATTGAAATCATTGATTAGATTTTCCTCTGTAAGCGTTTCTGATGATAAAGTTTCTTCCATGAATATTCTCCTTTGCGGTATTATACCTTTACAAATACGTATTCATAGTTTTCATAAAAGGTTTTATTCTTCCCATTTTTTAGAATTCTTTTTTCAGGATCAACTACAGTATGTCTTCCATACACAGCAGTAGGTATTCCCTCAACAATGTTTCCAGGGATATAAACTACATCCCCCTTTTTTAAATCTTTCCATAGGGTTTTATTTGCGTGAATTACTTTCTTTCCAAAAACAGTGTTTCTACCGGAAGATTTTTCACGATCTATGTAAATATGCTCTATCTTTTCCATTAGTAACTCCTTGTGATTTGATTTTCTGTAGCCCAAACAAAGTTCCCATTTTCAAGACGAATTCCTATTTCATCTTGTTCATTTTTTTCGATGATTATCCCTTTAATAGAATTATTGTACAGGACTATTTTATAATGCTCAGGTCCTTTTGCAATTCTACAAAGAGCATCATACCATGAAGTGTATCCGGGCATATGATCCCAGATATAATTGATAAATTTATCTTCTTCAGGTGTAACTTTTTTACCCCAATTACACCATTGCGCTCCAGCTTGCAAAATCTCTTTTGCTCTTTCAGGTGTCATTAGTCTTTCCTCATTATTAAAACACTGTCTTTTCCTAAATCATCGGTGAATCCTATAACAGCTAATCCGCCGATGTAAGCAAGTAAACTACAGTCATTGTTATCTCTCATAAACTCATTTGCACAATCAATACTGACCAATTTACATACTAAACACCATTTCCCATTCAATTGATTAGCATAGTATTGATTACTATACATATCCCATGTCCAGGAATGTTTCATATGTATTCACCTCCAGTCTCATCAAGAACTGAATCAATCAAATCAACAGGATTCAATCCATTGCCATTTTGAATAATAGATACTACTCCTTTTTTAGATAATGCTTTTACTTCCATATCTCCATAATCATTAGGATTATCAAGATATTTTACTCGCATCATCCTAACGAATTCGTGTTGATCAGGAACCTTTACCTTATATTTCATTTTAGTTTTCTCCTTTTCAAAAACCTCTTGAAGGACTTCTTTAACTATTTTTTTCAAGGCTGTTTCAATATGGGTATCATTGCAGTCCTTTTTGTACAACACAGTCACAGCAAAATTAGATAAATTAGCAAGATGAAACAGATCCCAAGCAAATCTAGTTTCTGGGTCTTTACATACTATATCGTACATATTCTTTCTTAGTGAATGCACAACAGGCATAGGAATACCTTTAATCTTGTTCAACATGTGGTCATAATCAGCTCTTTGAATTTTCATAATTTCACCTTTTTATTAGCTTTCAATTTTATAATCTGCTCCTTATTGCAAATCTCATAGATTTTATCATCCGATATCTCAAGTCGAATCAGATAGGCAAGTTCCGTAGTAGTACATCCAGGAGGTTTGCTATCTACTAATAAATCATCAGAACTTATAATAACTCCGAATGATAACAATATGGCAAGTATTTCCATTATTCTTCTCTCCTTTTAATCATTATTTTACCTGAATCAGACCCCATAGGTTCACAGTCAAAATAATTACCAAACCATGTGAGATCTTTTTCAGATACTTTTTTCAGTACCTCCCATTCATCTACAAAATGATCAAAGAGAATTTCTGTAGATCCGTAAAAGGATTTATAACCGTCACATTTGAACACAGGTCTGTTCCAACTGTCTATCCCATAAAACCGGACTATTTTAATATTATCCCTCATACTATTCCTCCCTGAGAATTAGCATTCACACCTTCTCCCGTTCCACTCTGGTGTTTGGCATCGGTACTTTTCTAATCCCGATAACCTTTGCACCGTATGCCTTTGCTTCTTTTTCAGCCCACTCTTCCACCTTTGATAATTCTCCCTGAACTATCTCAGTATGCAGAGTAGTTCCCAGAAGTTCCACTTCATATAGATCTTTCATACGTATTCCCCTCCGATCTAATCAAGAAGATTATCAATAACGTCCACAAGGTTTAAGCCATTACCACTTTGTTTCACAGCAACAACATTTCCTTTATACACTTTAACCGAAACTTCTCCCCAATAACCCTGATACATTTCCTGCATCCGTTTACAGAAAATGCGTGTATCCTTTACTTTTACTTTATATTCCATCTTATTCCTCCACCAGTACAAAAGGTTCATCTACATAATTAGGGAATCTCTCCCAATCTCATATGGTATATTCATTTCGCAGTAACAGAACATCACTAAGAGTGTTTTGTGCTTCCACAAGCCTTTTCTCAAGGAATTTAATCTTGTTCGTTGTCTCATTAAACGCTTCAAGAATTGCTTCTTCAGGTGTAACACAAGCATACTCCTTAGTAACAGTTTTGCTATATCCAAAAGCAGGAGAACTATTTATCCAGTAAAGTTTTACGGTCTCTTTTTCCACTTCAACCGATACTACTTTGCCTTTATATACTTTGAAGATTTTCATTTTCACTATTCCTTTAATATAAAAGGTTCATCTACGAATCGAGGAAACCGATTAGAATCCCTACCAATACGAAACGTCTTATTGTTAACCAACAACATCAAGTTGTCTCCGTCGATAGTGATACCATACTTATCCATCAACTCTTCAATCTCCTGAATCTGTTTCCCAAGAGGGGAATCTTCTTTCAGAATTTTTCTACTCATGATTTCAACACTGCACGATAGGTTATGACCTTACCATTCAAAT